GTAACATTGACACTTATGACAGTAATGTCTATACTTGCATTATTAGTAGGAGGCATGATAGGATGGATGGCAAGACAACACTCATACGAAACAACTCCTCAAACTGTCTACTCTCATCCAGAGATGTTTGACTCTAATGGGAATATTCTTCCCGATGAAATTGTAGCCCTAAGAATTGAAAACAATTATGACACCAGCGAAGACAACGACGACTAGGAAGAAAACACCGAGAGTTAAACTTCCACCTAACCCTTTTGTTCATGAAATTCTTGAACTTGTAGATAAGCAAAGGACTAAGGCAAAGAAGATAGAAATCCTTAGAGAGTATGATGATCTTGCTTTAAAGGCAATTCTTATTTGGAATTTTGATCCTACAGCGATCTCAGTTCTACCTGAAGGCCCTGTTCCTTATAAAGAGAATGAGGTTCCCGTAGGCACGGATCACACCTCTCTTCGGAGAGAATGGAAGAATCTTTATCACTTTGTAAAGGGTGGTAATGATCGTTTGAGTGCTATTCGTAGAGAAACTATGTTTGTCCAGATGCTTGAAGGTCTTCATCCTGAAGAAGCTAAGATTGTATGTCTAGTGAAAGATAAGGATCTGGAAAGCAAGTATAAAATAACCTATGACGTGGTACAGAAAGCTTATCCTGACATTCAATGGGGAGGACGTTCATGACAGCACCAGTAGGAAAAGCACCACCCAAAGCAGCACCACCGAAACAAGTGGAACCAAGTAAAGATAACTATTCGTGTCAAATTGTTTTAGAAAAAACCACAAGAGATAAAGCACAGGATAGAAATCTTCCCACTGATGCATTTAATGTGCTTTATATTGTGGATGGTAAAGAGCATTTAGATGTAACTCGCTCTGAGAAAATGGCAAATGTTTTTGACATGTATTATGATAAGTATGGTGCAGGATCAGTTAAATCTATTGAGTATGGTCATGGCACAATAAGACCTAATCTTTGGAATGTTAAACCACCTGAGAGGAAAAAAAGAAAAAGGAGGCCTCGCATCGATGAATGATAAAGAAATTGAACAACAAATCAATGATATCATTGAGGGTGAAATTCAAAATAATATTAATGAATATCTAGAGCAGCAGCAAAAGATTAAAGGTGAGGATGGTGGATTAGGATTTGCTAATAATGAGGGTGGTCAATTAAATGTTAAGATATCTAAGGATGAAGTGGCTAAACTGGTAAAAGAATATAAGAAACAACTGAAATACAGAAAATCTAATCTTTTTCAAGCATCTCAACTTTTGGTCGATAAAAACGGTGAAGAATTATAAAAAACTGTATCGTAGAATACAAAACTAGTTGCATATATAGTATAAGTGTGTTAGTATTAACACAACGTTCATCCCAAAAGGGACGCAAGTAAGCCGACACGGAACGGATCGTTCATCCTCATGGAAGTCCTATTAAGTACACTTCTAACGTGTGAATATGCTACTGGTCTTGTCGATCAGATATACCGTCAGCATACTGACACTCCAAAATCTGAATTAGTTCAGATTGTGGCGAGTAGTACCGAACCAGGATGTTTTGAGGACGCAAATGCCGACTGAAGGAACGGGTATCCACCCTACCTTTGGAGAAAGCCAATGGCACAAGTCACTTACCGTGGAGTCCAGTACGACTCTGACGAGTACAACGCAAAAGTGCTTGCAGAAGCAGCACAACGTCAAAGGCACGATCTTATGTATCGTGGCCTCAAGGTGAAAAGCAAGGCATCACCTTGCAGTTAAGATAAAGGGGGTTTACATACCCCCTTTTTTAATGTATAATTATAAAAAATGGTGTAAGTTATGGCACTACATATGCGTGAGCAAATTTTAAGAGCATTAATAGCACATGCTCAAGGTGATATTGCAAAACACAAGGCAAATGTTGAAGTGTATCTAGAACATCCCGCAGGTGTTGGTGAACATACTGATATCTTAGAATCTATAGAGAAAGAAATAGATATTATTGCCAAATATCAAGATCAAATAGATGTGATTAAAAAATATTTTATGTCTGGTCAAACCATGACTGATATTGATAGAAGATCTAATGAATAAGGCAAAACTAAAAGTTTTAGTGCAAGCTCTAAAAGAGATTGTAACTGAATTAGAATCGGAAGTTTATGCTGATGAAGATGTTTTAGCATTCACTCCTCCACCAGATGATTATGATGAGGTATTTAATGAGTAATCAGATTAAATTAGTCAGTGTAACTCCAGATGCAGAGCAGCATATGGCATATGTGGCTCGTGTTAGTAATCCTAAGAATCAGGACAATGATAAGTTTGCTGGTCTCCTTAAGTATTGTATTAAGCACGGTCACTGGAGTGTCTTTGAGCAAGCATTTATGACAGTAGAGATTAACACCACTAGAGGTCTTGCAGCACAGATATTGAGGCACAGAAGTTTTACATACCAAGAGTTTTCTCAACGGTATGCTGATAGTAGTATGTTAGGAAAAGAGATACCTTTACCAGAACTTAGGAGACAAGATGATAAGAATCGTCAGAATAGTATTGATGATGTAGATCCTCTTGTTGTTCAAGACTTTAATACTAAAATGCAAAAACATTTTGTAGATGGTATGCGTCTGTATAAAGAGATGCTTGAGGCAGGCATCGCTAAGGAGTGTGCAAGGTTTGTTCTTCCTCTTGCTACTCCCACAAGAATTTACATGACTGGTAGTGTTCGTTCATGGATACACTACATTGATTTGCGTTCTGCACATGGGACACAGAAGGAGCACATGGCAGTGGCAGAGGGAGTTCGTTCTATTTTTTCTGAACAATTTCCTACTGTTGCTCAAGCTCTTGACTGGATTTCCTAAATAATTAACCCTTATTATATTCATATGGCAACATACCCCGTCGTTAATCAACAAACTGGTGAGCAAAAAGAAGTCGTGATGAGTGTTCACGTTTGGGATCAGTGGAAAGAAGATAATCCTGATTGGATCAGAGATTTTTCTGACCCCTCTAAAATGCCAGCATTAGGAGTTGAGGTTGGTGAGTGGAGAGATAAACTCGTAAATAAAAATCCTGGATGGGGAGAAGTCCTCAAAAAGGCTGATAAAGCGGGAGGTATTTCTGCTCGATTAGCCAAAAAAGGAATCAATACAACACAGGGGGATGATTAAATAATATGCCACGTAAAAAGAAATCCGATCAACCTATCGGCATAGGTTTAAGTATGTCGGCAAAGCAGATGAAGAGAAAGAAACCAATTAATACTGATATGATGAGAGATATTGAACCTCTCACGGAGAATCAGAAAAAATTATTTGAGTCTTATAAAAATGGTAAAAATCTTGTTGCCTATGGTGCAGCAGGAACTGGTAAGACTTTTATCACTCTTTATAATGCACTTCAAGATGTTCTTAATCCAACCACTCCCTATGAAAAGATTTATATCGTTAGATCTCTTGTAGCAACCAGAGAGATTGGATTTTTGCCTGGTGATCATGATGATAAATCATTCCTTTATCAGATACCATATAAGCATATGGTAAAGTATATGTTTGAGATGCCGTCTGATGCAGATTTTGAAATGCTCTATGGTAATCTGAAAGCACAAAACACTATTGATTTTTGGAGCACATCGTTCATTCGTGGAACAACCTTAGATAAGGCTATCATCATTGTAGATGAGTTTCAAAACTTGAATTACCATGAGTTAGATAGTATAATGACAAGGGTGGGTTCTCATACTAAGATAATGTTCTGTGGTGATGCAACTCAGACGGATTTGATCAAACAAAACGAACGCAATGGTATTCATGATTTTATGAGGATCTTGAGAGTTATGCCATCACTAGACATCATTGAATTTGGTGTTGAAGATATTGTAAGATCAGGTTTGTGTAAAGAATATCTACTTGCAAAATTGGAACTTGGTTTATGAACTTTACTCATCATAATTTCTTAGGTGATATTGAACTAGAGAAAAAAGAAACTCCTGGTTGTAGATTGTATCAATTACCTGATGGTAGTTGGGTTCCTTCTATTACTTCAGTAACCTCATTTTACAATCGAGATATCTTTATCAAGTGGAGAAAGAAGGTAGGTATAGAAGAAGCAAATCGCATCACTAAGAAAGCCACTGCTCGTGGAACCGATTTTCATGAGGCAGCACAGGCGTATCTAGAGAACAAAGAACTTAACTGGAATGATTACAAACCAGCAACTCAGTTCATGTTCCATCATGCAGCACCATATCTGGACAAGATAAATAATATACACGCTATAGAAAGAACCCTTTACTCTGAGTACCTTGGTCTTGCTGGTAGAGTTGATTGTATAGCAGAGTATGAAGGTGAGTTAGCCGTCATAGATTTTAAGACATCTGAAAAGATTAAACCTGAAGCATGGTTAGAGAACTATTTCGTTCAGGAGACTTTCTATGCTGCTGCTTATTATGAACTAACAGAGATCCCTGTTAAAAAACTTATTACTCTTATGGTAACCCCTAGTGGTGAAGTAAAAGTGTTTGACAAAAGAAACAAAGGGGATTATATTAAGCTTCTAGTTCGTTATATAAAAGAATTTGTACATCACAATACTGGGGCATCTAATGGAGAATGAACTAGAGAAAGCACTCGAAAGTAAATTCTTTTGTCCTGCAAGATTTGCACAGGAGATAGAGGGTCTCGTTCAGGTTAACAAGGAAATGAATTATATTGACGCTATTGTTTTTTTCTGTGAGCAAAATGCGATTGATTTAGAGTCCGTTCCTAAGTTAATATCTAAACCGTTGAAGGAGAAGATCAAATACGAAGCACAGGAGTTAAATTTTTTAAAGCGTACCAGCCGTGCGAAAATCGTCTTTTAATTCCAAAAAGGTCGAAAAAATATCCCCGTGGCTTTTTGCCCCTATTACTTTTTTAAAATGATGCCCTTTGACGCATATCGTTGTTATTTGTCTTTGAAGAACCACTTCACCAAAGACCATTATGATTACCATAAGTATGGCGGCAAGACAAGAGCAACAGTTCAAGCCTTTTACAAAAGGAAGGATAGGTTCTGGTTTGAGAAATTTGCCAGATCTAAGAATGATAAGGAAGTAGAAGAATTTTTTGTATCCAACTTTGTCAGTTCCACAGACCCTGCAACAATGTGGATTGGAGAGATGATAAGAGAGGGAGAGGGAAGATATACTGATTGGAAGAAAAAAGTGCAATCCCTCTCATATACATTTAAAGAGGAAATTGACACTCTTTTTGAAAACAAGAAATTAGATGAAATATTCGATTGTTCAAATGGACACCCTCCAATCCTTAGAAGCTATTTGGGGGGTGATACGTCACTTGAAACTTTAGTGATATGTGATAGAATATTTGAATATAGGAAAAACTTTGATAAACGACTAAATGACCCTGTATGGGAAACCGTCAGTCGAAAAATAAAAAAGTATAAACCCTTCCTAAATATAGATGTACCCAAATATAAAAAAATCCTCAAAAAAGTAGCACTATGAGTTTTTTCGATTCAGAAGTAGTTAGGGCAGAAATGGCAGAGATTGCGGATCTCCAAGAGGAGGTTTATTCCAATATCTTTAAGTTTCCTCGTATGTCCAAAGAGGATCAACTATATCATGTAGAGGTTTTGGAAAAATTATTAGATAAGCAAAGAGTTCTTTATACTCGTTTAAGTTTATCTGATGATCCAGAAGCTAAACGAATGAAAAAACAAGTAGAGGAGAGTGCCAAACAAATGGGACTTCCCACTAATGTCGATATGAACATCTTATTTGCTAATATGAACAATATGGTGAGTATGATGAGACAGCAGATTGACAAAGAATCTGCTACTTGATAGAATAAAAGGTACACAAAAGCCAAATCTAAAAACAAATCTAATGTCATTTAAAGACCTAAAAAAGCAATCCTCTCTAGGATCATTGACTTCTAAATTAGTCAAAGAAGTGGAGAAGATGAACACTGGTGGAGGAGGTGATGATCGCCTTTGGAAACCAGAACTTGATAAAACAGGAAACGGTTATGCCGTTCTTCGTTTCTTACCAGCACCAGAAGGTGAGGATATTCCGTGGGCAAAAGTCTATTCCCATGCATTCCAAGGGCCAGGTGGTTGGTACATTGAAAACTCTTTGACCACAACTGGTGGCAAAGATCCAGTTTCCGAGTATAATCGTGAACTCTGGAATAGTGGTAATGAGTCAGATAAGGATGTAGTTCGTAAGCAGAAGCGTAAGCTCTCTTACTATGCAAACATCTATGTCGTAAAGGATCCAACAAATCCTCAAAATGAGGGTAAAGTCTTCTTATATAAATTTGGTAAGAAAATCTTTGATAAGGTCATGGAATCCATGCAACCTGAATTTGAGGATGAGACTCCTATCAATCCTTTTGACTTCTGGCAAGGTGCAAACTTCAAATTGAAGATCGTTAAGAAGGATGGTTACTGGAACTATGACAAGTCAGAGTTCGATGCAGTATCTCCATTGCTTGATGACGATGATGCACTTGAAGCATTATGGAAGAAGCAGTATTCACTTGCTGCTGTTACCGCACCAGACCAATTCAAGTCATATGATGACCTGAAGAAGCGTTTGGACTATGTTTTAGGACAGAAGCAACCTGCACGTCGTATAGACGAAGAGGTAGCAGAGGAAGATAACAGTCGTGGTTCTTATGCACCAGACTTTAA